AGTGCGGTAGCGGCGTCGTAGAACGCTGCCTTCGGGTCGACCGGCTCCTTGACCGCCGTCACCTTGGGGGTGACAACGTCGGCCAGCGCCTTCTTGATCAGGCTGTAGGAGCGAGCGGTGATCGCGTCCATGCGGTCACTCAGCGCCAGGACCATCTGATCGTTGAGCCAGGCCAGCGCGGCCTTCTTGGTTGCCGGGGTCGGCAGCGCGGCGTACGCGTCCGTTGCGACCTTGAGGCCAGCCTCGGTGACGCTGCCGTTCGTGGCGTCGGCCGTCTTGATCGGTCCGCCGTCCGCGTCGATCAGCGCGCCGAACTTGGCCACCTCGGCGGTAACGTCCACCTTCGGGGCTGCAGGCTTCGCTGCCTCCGCCGTCTCAGTGCTGACGGCCGTCTCGCTGGCCACAGGTGCCTCGGTCGGCTGGTCGGTCTGGTCGGTCTCCGGGGTACTCACAGCTGGGACCTCGGTGGTCTCCAGGGTGTCGATGTTGTCACGTGCCATGATCGTGCTCCTTCGGGTGTGTCGGGTATCGGGTCGCTGGGCGCTTCCCGATGTCTAGCAGACGGTAGCTTACGCAGGGGTTGCGTGTCAACTGCCGATGTAGCAGCGATTCCGTCGGATTACTACCGCCACCCGACTAACTCGCCTACACCCACTATAACGGGTGGGTGGGCGACCAGGCAACGGCTCACAACAATATTTCTAAGGGAATTTCTAGCGTCCTAGGTGGGCCACTGTAACTACCGAACCGGTTAGCCCTATCGATGTGTAGGACGCGGGTAGTTCGGACGGTACGGGGCCAACCAGGGGGTATTGCGGGTGCCCGTGGATGATGCCTAGCGGGTGATCGGTCACGGGCAAACCGTCAAGCTGGCTAGTGTTGCCGCTCGCCAGCCAATCGGACTCACACACTAGCGAGGCTAGGCGTGACGCGATATGGCTCAGGCAGAGCTTGTCCCTGGGCGGGTGCCGATGTAACCGCATACTCCCCCGAGGGGGACCAGGTAACCCGTCAGCCCTAGTCGCACGATGGCGCGGGGCTGGCAAGCCGGGATAGTGCTGGTCGAACAAGTGCCACCGTAGCCCACAACGTACATGTGCGCTACTACGACACGCGCATTTCTAGGAAATGTGACGTAGATCACATCGGACGATTATCGGTACCAGCCTGTTCCGTAATCTCTAGCTGAATCATTTTCAGGACAGCCGCACGCATGCCTGGTGTGAGGCGACCCTTGAAGCCGATTCGCTTTAGCGCATCCTTGATCAGGATGTCTTCCAGGTCACTGTCCACTGTGCGCTCGGCCACCCTGACCCGACTGACGGGCAGTGGTCCGTCGCCCATCTCGCTGGTACGCATGGCGAGCGCCCAGGTAGTGCCGTCATCGGTCACGATCACCTGTGCCGGATCGTAGTACACCAGGGCGCCATTCGGGGCCACCGTGGTCTGGATGTTCGGACAGGTAGCCGAGGGCATACCAGACACCGTACCGCCAGGAAATACGCTGGCGTCACTACCGTGAGTCATGTTGGACCAGGCGCCCGTACAGAAACCATTTTGATCTGTGTGATCAACCAATTTCTGCCCGAAGTGATCTCGGGTAGCGACTGGTCGCCTGTCTGCAGGATCAAAGGGTATAACGCCGTCCTTGACTGGATGTAGTCTCATGTTTTCCGCCTTTGATTGTAGCTGCGAGGTGAATCCATCCTAACTATCTGTGGCGCGTACGGGTGCAGGTAGGGCTAGTACTTTCGGTCAAATCTTACCGGCACATATCGGGCCGATGCCGTTAGCGATCGAGTACTCGTCGGTCAGGGTACGTCCACAGCGGACACACACACCGTACAGTGCCCCATATTTGCGGGCCTCCTCGATCGACATGCGCCAGGCTAGCCGGATCTTGCGCACCATTCCGGAAGCCATTTCAAATTCGGCTGATCCTTCGCTGTGCACGATAAGGATCTTGGCATACAGGTGTCCGGAACCGTGAACCGCCTTCTGGACCTTGAAGATCTCTTCGGTCAGAGGATTGCGGTACATGCCCGCGTGACTGTCCAGCGTCGGGTATTGATGCTCGCCTACCGGCACCGACCGCTGGTGTATCACGGGGGCGCTGGTCGGGCTGGTGGGACGTACTAGCGGTCTAGCCAACCGGTCCAGCTTGGTAATGACTGAACCGCTAGAACAGCCGCGCACGTGCACGAGGGTAACCTCGCGTGACTTGCAGTGACCACAGTTCATTAGAAGATCTCCTCATCGTCATCGTCTAGTAATGGTCCAGTGCCGTCAAACACTTCCGCTGCTTCACGGATCGCGGCACGCCGCGCGATAGCGGCTGCTTCGATCCTGGCCTTGCGAAGGTGGCGACGGTACCAGACCCATAGAACTATGCCGATGAGAATGTACCCCATAAGCAGACCGACGGGTGAACCGCCGGTATCGCTACTTGCTAGTAACATGGTGTTCCGCCTTTTCAAAGATAGGGCCACACCCGTACACACTACAGATAGTTAGGATATCTCATGTATGTGTGAATATGTCAGATGCGATTGGTACTCATATCGGGGCACTTGCCCTCTAGGTTAGTGCTGGTGGGTTTAGCGCTGGTTGGGGACATCCCCCGGTTCGATGACGGCGCTGTCCACCTCGGCCAGGATACCGGTCGGGTCGGTCGGGCGGTCAACTACTGGCTGGTTGCAGTTACGCCGGGTACGGTCTGCCTCGACTACCGAGCGCGCGACCATAGACCGCACATCCGCGTCGGTCATGAGAAGGTCGTTTGTAGTCCGGACTTTGTGGTCAATCACCCAGGTGTCGGCGCAATTGTCACAGATCGTTTGCATGACTTCCTGGTCGGACTTCGGCCCGCAGCAGGTGCATGTTTCACGTGAAACATAGAGGATGCGTGACCACTTCGCGTCGGATTCTCCGCGAAGTTTGATGCGCAGCTCGCCCAGCACGTGCAAAACGTAACTCATGTTTTCGGTCATTGTGGTGACTCCCTAGGGTCAAAGGTGTCCGAAACGGAACAGATCTCCTAGGGGACCAATGCCCCGGTATGAGTAACAATTTCATCTGATCGAATATGCTTCTGCGTTGTGCCATATACCTGTCCGGTATGTACTACTAAGTACTACTACAGGTAGAAGTGCGTGAAGATCTTGGTAGCGCCTGTGTAGCGGTGCCGGACCATGTCGCCTTGCGGCAGCCGCAACTCGACTACGTGCAGGCCCGTGGTGTCACGGTTGGTAAAGCGGTTTTCCGTGCCGACTAGCGCCCGCTCACCCGTACCTACGGCGACATGCAACTCGACCAGCGAACCGGCTAGGTTCCAATACACCTGCGGCACCATGCCGGTTTGGTACAACTCCGATGTGCGATCGTTCAACTCGCTGAACGTGCTAGCGACTCCGCGCAGGTTTGTCCGTTCGATCTTGTCCCCGCCGGTTGTCACCACGAAGCACATATCGCTCGGGTGAGTTTCCGCGTGACTAAGATCCAATTGGACTGGAGAATCATTGATGCCCATAATTTCCGCCTTTGTGTCTAAGTCTCTAAACCACTGAAACATGAAAGACCGGACAGATATATGGCACAACGCAAAACGACTGGTTTATGTCATCTAGGCCGAAAGACACCCAAAAGATACCTACAGATCTCCTACGGATCTCTCAACTACCGAGCAGGGCCTGGTAGGGCGCTACGTAGGTCATGAGACACGCGCATTCAAGCTCATCCATCTCATAGCCATACGCGATAACGGACACGAAGTCCTCGAAGCCGTAATACGAAGAAACCTCCATGAAACGGACCAGCACGAAACTACTAACGCGCTGAATCCATTGTAGGGAGTCCGTTTTCCGCATATCCGAGAACGTTCCGACTCGGACAGTGTTACTCAACTTGCTAGATTCGGTTTCAAACATGAGATGCTACCGCCTTTTCTAGATCAGCTTTCGACCTAGATGACACAAACCAGTCAACATATTCGGACTCGGATACGGCCATATGGCGGTTCGTTCGGCCTAGCCAAAGATCATTTCCAGACAAACCAATTGGGTTTGTTGTGGCGAGTTTCGCCACCATCCATCGCCCACCTAATGTACGAGGTGGGTATACCCGAGCAGTGTTCGAGTTCCGTGATAACTCCCATGACGTAAGTCACGTTCACATAAGTATTGTCACCATCGACGTGATCGAGTTTCTCGTTACGAGTCACGATCGTGTCCCCAACGTTGCATGTTCCTAGGAACACTTTCTCAACGCCAGTCATGGTGACGAGTTCGCATACCGCGTCGGTTGCCGACGACACATAGATGAAAGACATAAGTCATTTCCGCCTTTTTTATAGTTCGAGATGTTTCACGTGAAACCATAAAACCGCGAGAACAAAACGAACCGCCATAAAGGCGTATCCAAGTCACATATTCACATGTCAACGAACGGCGATACCCGGTCCCTACCAGTTATGCGACGCTAGGTTGCGACGCGCGGTCCCAGATCATTCCCCTACCCCGTGACGTCTTTCGTACCGTTTTCCGTTCTAGGTCAATCCTAGCACCTACCATGTGCGATAACACGTTCTAGGCGGTATCGAACGGCTAGAATCACCTGACCGCTCGGCTACCAGCCACCTAGCCGTTCGGAGGATGCCCAGAACAGCAATCCACCTTCCTAGCTTCCTAGGATGCTACAGGCACCCCATAAAGAACGGATGCGTAGCATCCTAGGAAGCTAGGAAGGTGTTGCGGCAACATAGCCTCACCAGCCTAGGAAGCTAGGACGCCCGAAAATGGCGAAGATCATCTGACCGAAAGGTTGATTGTCAATAGTCTTTCGGGCAAATTAGCTAGCCTACTGGATCACCGTAGGCGTACGCGCGTGCCGATTCGGGCATAACGGACACGCCCCCACCAGCGGAAACGCCGTAGGATCGACGCTACGGCGAGAAATTGGTGGGTCGTGTGTGGTCGTAACCATGGGTGAATACGGGCGCCAGTCGCGACGGTAGGGTACCGCGCGGGGCATCCGTTGGCGGGGGGTCGGACGGGCGACGTAGATCAACTACGGGAATGACCGGATGGCTCGGCTACCGGCACCGTTCGGTCAGGGTTTGTGTACTGATGGTGGTTGCGTGGCGTGTCGTGCTTGACAGGACTGGTCGGGTGTGTGTTGACCTTGTGTATGGACGCTGGTGTATGTAGATGGTAGTGGTATACATGGTCCCTATAGGACAGTCCTATGTGTACTGTCCTATGTGGTGGGCACACAGTAATGTGTGTTTACTGTTGATACATGATCGTGATGTCAATAGTAAAGAAACCTTTCTTAATAGTAAACCTTGTTTACAGATGATAGACTTAACGATCGTTAAACTCGTTTGCGAAAGGTATTTGCACTATTGATGCAAATACCTTTTTCTGTATATTTATGCATGTGGCTGCATGAGAATGCACCTGTGTGGTGGGTGAGGCGAAGCAGACTCGCGCCAGGACTAGACCAAGATCAAGTACATGGTAGCGCACACAACGCACACGTTGAGTCATGGTTTCACGTGAAACATCTCGTTAGCACACCTGTGCGACACCTTGACCATCGATGCGCGTCTATATAGGGGCATCTCACCATAGAAGATCACCGATAGTGCGCCCTATTAGCGGTCCCTTGTGGACAGCTCGCGCGTGTGTCCACGTAGGACTGTCCACAGTCGACCCCCTACCGCATGAAAAATTCTCGGGGTCTACTGTAGACGCGCTCTCTTCCCTCATTTAACACACACCAAATTTATCTCAAAGCATGATCAACTAGAAGAATCGGGCCATACTGGCCACAAGATTACCTATAAGGGCCAGTTCAACTAGCAAGCCATTGCGAGTATTGCCAGTCATATCAGACCGCTCGCCTACCGAAGGCAGTCCCAGTATTCTTAGGGGTTAATATATATATAAGATATATATATTACCTATATAAGTAATTATGAAACTATGAAATAACATTGAACGTAATCCTGAAACGCGTCAAACACGCCGTGACCTGCGGAAACGCGAACTCTGAAACGTTGAACGCGTTAACGACCCCCCCTCTACATGCAAAGACGTCCCAGGTACGCGAGCATATACGGAGAGTTACGAGTGCAACACCTGTAGGGAAGTAGCTCTGGTAGGTGAGAAATATAGGCTTAGGGATAGGGATGCAGGGACGGGCCATTCAGAGTTTCATGGTATTCAGAGTTAGGTGTTTCCGCAGGTCACGGGCCGTTTCAGGGTTGTTCACAGAAACGTAACCCTGAACATGATCTTGGGCCGCCCGCCACCAGCGCTAAGAAATTAACCCTGAACAACCATGAACACGAATCGACCACGCGTTAGCCCGGTGACAGAGAGTAAACCCTGAACAACTATGAACATGCACGACACTTCGTGTTCATAGTTGTTCAGGGTTTCGGCCATCGGTGACCGTCGATATTCTCCGAATTAAACTTGCAATGTTATTCGTGTTTCTTTAGGCGTCCACAACGTCCGTGTTCTCGACATAGTACCTGTCGGTGGCCGGTCCGCGTTTACCCTGCGACTTGATTGCGTGCACGTCCGTACCAGCCATTGACTTGAGGGCCTTCTTGACCGTGTCGTCTTCCCAGCCTTTCCGGCGGAACTCGCGCTTGAGTTCCGCGAAGGTGGGGCCGAACGCCGACGGCTTCTCGACACCTGCGGCAATCTGGGCGGCGTGACCCTTGCGCTCAAGGTGAAGGATCTTGGCGATCAGCCAATCATTCATCTCGTTGCTGGTAGCGGAGAACGCATGCTCCGAAACCGACTGGGAGGCCGGGACGATATACTTCATCATCTGGTGGGCCATGTGGACGTGGTGTAGCTGGATTACAGGTGACCGCTCATTGATCGCGAAGATCCCACAGAACCTCTTGAAGTAGAGGTCGAGTCGCTGCAGGACGTCCATCTTGTCGGCCCGCTTGATGGGTTCGATCTCTGTACGCTTGATGACGTCGCCGAGCGCCTCCGCTTCCGGCGCCCACAACATGATCGTCTTGCGTGATGGCCAGCCGGCGACGAACGACTTTAGATCTTTGAGGGCGTCCGTGTAGCCTGACCTGTCGATCACAATTCTGTTGATGAAGCTACTCTCCTTGCGACTCCCCATCACGAAGACAAAGCGGTTCATGAACCCTGAAGCTGCATCAGAGCGGGAGAACAGGTCTACCATTCGAGTCGTCTGGACCGTGGAGACAACACAGCCGAAGGCGTCGTAGGCGCGTATCTTACCTGCAGCCCCCGACTCGTAGCGGAGGGGGTTCTCGCCATCGAGAACATCGTGGAGCATGTCTTTGATGATCGATCCCTGCATCTTGGCGGTATTGGCCAAGGTGCTGAACTCGCCATACTTGATGAGGCATCTGACTGGGTAGCGGGCCGGTGGCATCCCCGCTACTATCCTTTCTTCGCAGATGAAGTTGCGGACGATTTGCTGGCCCGACCCAGCGTTCCCCGAGATTGTAACGCCACCTGGCCCTGACATTGGCTCTGGGTCGACGGCCGCCAGCAGTTGAGACATGTTCCCGATCGCACGCGATTTGCCATCGCCGGAGCCGCCGACGAGGACAAGACCCATATTGGGAGTAATCGTCGGATTGTCATCGAACTGGATGGTTCGTCCAGCGATTAGCGAGATGGCCATCATGCCGAGTGGGAGATTGAATTCCTCGGGCGTCGAGTCGGTTGACAGTGCCTCGCAGAACTGATGCAGGAATGTATCCTTGGCGGTCGTCTGCTCAAGGACGGCACGCCAGTCAAACAGACGCAGCAGGTCGACGCTTGGTTCTTCTGCGTATGGATCTTCAGCAGGTTCAGCTGAACCTGCTGAAGTGATCTTGGTGGGCTCTGACACCTCAAGACTGTCTTTCAAAATTTCAGGCTTTGCTACTCCACGGAAGGTAGCCGCCATGAGATTGGCTGTCTCGTGGAAGTCTCGACCAGGGAACAGATATCCGGCCAGCGTGAACTTGTCGCCACCGCCCGACCCCTGACCGCAGCCCTTGGGGCAGTACCAGGTGCCCTTGTCCTTGGACCCCCAGGCACTCATGGTGCCGCCAGCATTATCGTGGCTCGGGTCCGGGCAGAAGAATTTGTTGGAGTCGCCTCGCCAGGCACCGATTGGCTTAGCGGACCCCAAGATGATCCCCATGAAGAATAACTTCTCGAAGACTTCTTGGAAGGTTATGTCCGCGCAGGCAGTGTTGACAGCTTCCTGATACTCGGTGAGCGGATCAGGCGGTATGTCCGGGATAAACTCATCCCCTACAGACAGCAGTGATTTCTCAGCCTCTGCTGCTGTAGTTTTGCTAGCCCTACGGGCCGCGATGGCCGCTCTGAAGGCGTCACTGGGCACTATGGCCCCGGCGCCGGGTGTCCCCGCGCCGTCATCCGCAGAGAGTTCTGCCGGTGTTTCTGGCTCAGTCATGTATTCTCGGGCCCCCGTACTTTTCAGCCAGTTTTTGAGTACTCTTAGGTACTTTTAGTAGCTTTTTAGGGAAAATACCAGGCCTATTAAAGTCCCTTGAAGGCCATGTCGAACACTTGAAAAGTGTCTGCTGGGGTGATGGAAACTCGCTCGGGGAAGGCAGGGTCGACGCTACGCGAGCAGAAGAAGGTGGGATGCTTGGGATTTTTGAGGTTCTTGCCCAGCGGGAGCCGAAGTAGGTTGCCGAACCCATCTTCGCCGATCTCTGTTTGCTTCGGGAAGATCTCAACTGTTAGCGCGCAGGGTTCGGCGAACGTGTCAGCCGGTTTCCAGAAGTTCTGACCCTTGTGCGGGATCATCTTGGCTGCCTCTGCCACAATCTCGGCGCCTAGGCGGACGTCTTTCGCGTCACACAGCCCAGTCAGCCCGTAGACGTGCAGGCCCTTGTTGCCGGTGTAGGCGAACAAGGTCGGTATCTCTAGATTGTCCCGGATCGCCGCCATCAGAAGATCGGCCGTAGTGCGTAGCTGGTAGCGGAGGAAGTCACGGCCTACTAGCTGCATGTCTCGGGTATACACGGGGCCGCCGGGGATTTGCAGCCCAGCCAGGTCTGTCTTCCAGGCCAACCTGCCGTCTATCGGAAAGTACTCGCGATACTCGCCGTCAGTGAACACTGTCGGCAGTAGACAGCGGCTATCAATCGGTGCATCTGGCTTGGTGTTGTCTGCATCGATGTCGATGTCAAAGGCAAACAGTTTGCACTGATTGTCTTTGTTGAGCAGATAGTGACCAAGAGTTGCAGCGCCTTTAAGATGGTTCATCAAGGCCGGCATACTGAAGCCTGCCAGGTCGCCAGGCGTACCGTCTGGGTTACGAGGCTTGCGGGTAGGCGAGTAGCTGCCGTCGTCGTGCTGCTGTGCCATCACGTCACTTCTGGCTATAAAGTGGGTGGCAAACAACTTGGCAACCTGCTTGAGCATCTCGTCTGTATAGCCTTCAGTACTCATGTGTCCCCTTTTCATCTTCCAGGATGATCTACGTTTCCGCAGGTCGCAGGCTAGCTGGCCGGACCGCGCGCGGTCCCGTGACCGTACCACGCCCGCGCGGCGCGGGTCTAGCACGCGCGGCGCGTCCTATGTAGACTGTCTACTGTGGATGTCTACATTAGACACACCTCCCACGTTATCGGCAATTCTTGTCACTATTTGACACCGACACACTAGCCATGGTATGGTGACCTCACCTTGAGCGATCATCTTCCAGGATAACCGTACAGGTGCGGCACGGGCCAGCCTCCTCTCCATCCGGTCGGGGGCTGGCCCGAACTGTATCCAGCACAATATTCCCAGTTACGAGACCCTACCCGGCGCCGGGGATTGCGGGTGTATAGTGGTTGGAGCAGGCCGATATGCCCACAAGGGCGCTGGCGGGGGTTGGGAGTTACTGTGACAGAGGTATGGTTCCGGAATCCCCGCGTCCACGTGACCGAACTTCGCGATGAAGGTATCTCGCGGATTGTCTTCTCGCAGACGGAACTGGGTCGCCAGCGACACAACGGGATCAATCTTATTCGGCAGATATACGCGGCTACCCCGATTCAGCCACAAATCATGATCATCGGCAAGCAGGGTGCGCAGTTGTACCGGCCCGAGGACCCGTTTGGCCAGCCGAGTGCTGTCTATCCTACCTGGTCGCCAAAGACGGACCGTTGGGATCAGCTGGAAGAGCTGATTATCGATCCAGTCGGCGGCATCCCCCAGCTCTGCGAGGACGAGACGGTCGACCGGACCATGCGGCCAGTGTTTGGCCAGGAACACAAGGTCATCTGCTATAACTTCGGCGGCATACCCAGAGCATTACCGCAGGCCAGCAAGTTGCAGCGCGATCACCCCGAGGTGACCCTGCATATTAACGGCCTCATCAGTTTTGCCTATATGTACTCCTATGATTTCCTCAGTGTCGATGCTGGTTTGGAAGATCTAGGCGATCAGAACGCCATGATTCTCCTTCCGCCTGGCAAGGCGATGGATATAAACAAGCCTAGCTTTCCGCAAGAAGTACTTCTGTGGCGGCATTGGATTGAGCTGCTCGGTATCTCGATTCCCGAGTTCCTGAGTAATGAGTATGGCCAGGCGGGACGCTACAAGACGCGTATCCGGTCAATTCTGTGGGCGCAGCAGCACTACAACACCAACTTCAAGTTCGCCGGGCGCCATGATGTCCTGGCGCGTGCCAGTATCGCCGAGACCGGCCTGCCACACGCCGGGCGCCGCAACGTGGTAATCCAGAGCAAGCAGTACACGACAGCAGCCGCCGAGAAAATACTCTGTGATCACTGCAGCATCGCACCCAAATGCAAGGTATTCCGTGCCGGTCAGATCTGCGGCCTAGGGGAGTCTGAGATGGCCGATCTTGCGAAGTTTTTCCAGCACCGCGACGCCGGACGAATCGTCGAAGGTCTCGCCGAGTTGACGAAAATGCGAGCCGAACGGCTTGAGACCGCGATGGAGAAAGAGGCGGCCGGTGACGAACTTGATCCTGAAGTTACTAAGCAGATGGGCGGCCTGTTCGCTGATGGCGTCAAACTCGCCAAACTGGTGGACCCGAAACTCTCCGGCGCAGCGAACGTCAACGTCAGCGTCGGAGTAGGCGTCGGCATTGCGGCAGGTGCAGTCGGCAGTTCTAACCCCAAAGAACTCATCTCGGCGGCGGTTCTTGCCCTCGAAGAAGCCGGTATCCCGCGCAACGAGATCGACGGCGACATGATCAAGGGGATGCTGAAGGGCTTGTCGGCTGGCGGAACCCTACCTGGCTTGGCGGTAGGCGAGCGGATGGTGCACGCAGCTAGCCCGGCGCCCGCACATCGGGAGATCGAAGGCACAGTAGTACCTGAGGTGCCAGCTACCAAGGTAGCGTAGTGTTTACCAAGGGTACTCCGCCGCCAGCACGTACCGCTTCTGATGCCGATCTGGCTGAAGAAGCGGCGGCGCTGGTCGCCATTGCGGAACTTGACTGGCTCAAGAAGAATCCTGCATTCACCGAGCGACCGGCTAGCCTGCTGGAGTTTCTTGGCCCCGATTACCTCAACATTGCCGACGGTGTTCGTGAAGGTGTCCGTGAAGCACTGACGGAGATCTTCGGTGCTGAGCCGAACGTTTACAACCTGGCCAACGTTCAACGAGCGATGTTTACTGGCGCCATCGGCGTCGGCAAGACGACGTTTGCCAGTATTGCTCTCCCCTACATGGCTCACTGGGTTTTATGTCTCAAGGACCCCCAAAAATTCTTTGGACTGCTGCCGGGGTCACGTATTGCCTTCATGCAGATGTCTACCTCGGAAACGAATGCTCGGGAGGTTCTCTTTGGCGACATCTTCGCGCGTATTAATCACAGTCCGTGGTTCCGCAAACACCCGCATGACCCAAGTTACAAGCGGCAGATCCGGCTGCCAAAAGATATTTGGATCGTTCCCGGTGACTCCAAGGATACGACGTTTGAGGGTTATAACATTCTCGGCGGCATCATCGACGAAATGGACTCGCACCTCGTCACAGAGAAGAAAGACTACGCTCTGGACGGTTACAACACGATCCGGAACCGTATTACGTCTCGCTTCGGTAACCGTGGTCTTCTCATTCTGATTGGTCAGATGAAGAAGTCGATTGGATTCGCAGCGAACATGTATCGCGAATTCTTGGAGGATGGCAAGGAAGGCGGCTCGTACGCTACCAAGTTGACCATCTGGGATTCTCTCGGCTGGGACAAGTTCTCCAAAGACGACGGTACTCGGGATAGCTTCTGGTTTGATCCAGCGCGCAAGCAAATTGTCGATGAGTTGATGCGTGACTTCATGACGCCTGATCAGCTGATGGAGATCCCGAATGTATATCGTAAAGACTTTACGAGTAACCCGCAACAGGCCCTTCGGGACCATGCTGGTATTCCGCCAATGGTCGGTGACGCCTTTATCTCGATGCCAGAGAAGGTGGAAGCAGCGGTTACAAAGTGGCATACGCGTCATGGAGTATCAGAGGGTCCTGTCGGGCCACGTCTTAACCGACCCGAGTTCGCAGATTGGTTCGTCGCTACGGATTCACTTAAGCGGGTGGCCCACGTCGACATCGGTATTAGCCCGGACGGCGATGCTTTAGGGATTGCGGTCGGACACATCCACGAACTAAAAGAAGTGGACGACGAACTCAAGCCAGTTATCGTGTTTGATTGCCTGATCCGCATCAGGCCTCTACCTGGTGAGGAGATTCTGCTATCAGATATGCGGGAGATCCTCTATCGACTTAAGGATACCAGAAACTTTAACATCAAACAGGTTACACTAGACGGCTTCCAATCTTCCGACACCTTGCAACAACTAAATAAGAAGAAATTCAATGCAACCTACCTGTCTGTCGATAAAGAATTGCTGCCCTATCACGATCTGCGCGAAGCAATTTACGAGGACCGGATCGAATGGCCGCGCCTGATGACCTACTGGCACAACGGCGACACGAAGCTGATCGACATTATCACTAAGGAGCTACTCGAACTGGTCTATGCTGGCGATGGAAAGAAGATTGATCACCCGGTTGGCGGCAGTAAGGACGTCGCCGATGCGATGGCTGGCGTAGTTTGCACCCTGATGGGCGGTAGACAATACCGCAGGGGCGTGACACAATCAGGGGGATCGATCGGCTCCGGTGGTTCAGACGTGCCTTTCCCACACCTCCCCCGCGAAAACAGCGGTTCTGGTTTGGAATTGCCCGAGATCCCTAGCTTTGGCTCCCTGCCTGGCTTCGGCTCGATAGGTTCTGGTGCTTCGCTGCCGCCGCACCTGAGGCCAGGAGTAGGTTCTGATGCAGCTCGTTGACATGCACGGTCAGCCGATTAGCTCCTCTAGCTTCGCGAAGGCAGCACCTCCCAAATTGGGGGAGAAGTTTGCGCCGCGCTGGGCGAACGAGTGGGACAATCGCCTCATCAGAAACCTACCTGGCTACGGGGCCGTGCAGTTCGATCTGAGTAAGTTGCAGCTGGCGGATTTTCGGACGATGCGCGACCACTACCAGATTAACGCAGCTCTCGGCGTGATGAGTTTCATGCTGCACCAGATCGACTGGAAAATTGAGTGTGATGATCCGAAGATCAAGACATTCATCCAGGCGAACATGGAGCAGATGTGGACGAACATCATCAAGGCGTGTTCGCAGGCGCACTGGGCTGGCTACGCGCCCTGTGTTCTGCAGTTTGAGAATGACCCAGGCTCTGGCAAGGTGATACTGACCAAGATCAAGGACCTTATCCCGGAGACGTCGCTGGTCCATTGGAAGATGGTTGATGGCTATGCGCCTGCTGGGCGTATTCCACCGAAGATCCCGATCTACGATGGCATTAGGGTCTGGGGTCAGGATTGGCCGATCCCTTCAGAAAACACTTTCTGGTACCCCATCTTGATGGAGAACGGCGACATGTACGGGCGCAAGTTGCTGCGTGCCGCCTTCACCAGTTGGTATTTCTCGCTGTTGATCCACATGTTCGCCAACCGCTACTTTGAGCGGTTTGGTGAGCCAGTGCCGGTCGGCCGGGCGCCGTACGACGAAGAAATCACGGTCAACGCTGACGGGACAGCGAAGAAGATCAACGGCGCTCAGCTGATGCTGAATGTACTGCAGAGTCTTCGGAACCGCTCGGCTGTCGTTCTGCCGAACGACCGTACCCAGGTAGGTACTGGTTCGGCTGGCAAGGGGGTTGAGTATGACTTCGATATTCAGTACCTTGAGTCGCAGATGCGTGGCGCTGATTTTGAGCGTTATCTTATGCGTCTCGACGAAGAGATGTCCCTCGCACTCTTCACGCCGCTGCTTGTGCTGCGGACGGCCGACGTTGGAAGCTACAACCTCGGATCAACCCACTGGGTGACCTACCAGAACATGCTTAACGCACTTGCGGCCGACATGAAGACGTATATTGACGCCTTCATTTTGTCGCGTCTCGTCGACTTCAACTTCGGAACCAATGCGGCACGAGCCACAATCAACTTCCGCAAGATGGGTAGCGACAAGATCCCGATGATCACTGCGATTCTGCAGGCACTCATTCCGACAGGCCGGGCCTTGCCCGACTTGCAGGAGCTGGGAGATATCGCTGGCCTGTCCTTCAAAGAAGTGCAGGTGCTAACGGGTAATGACTCAGGAGCTCCAGGAACGAAGCCAGCCGACCCGCAGGCGAAAGCAAAAGCCGGAGGAACGCCTAAGAAGACTGGGACTGCTGGCGGAACTGGCAAGACAGCGAAAAAGACTGCCAACGCGTCCTTGGCTATCAGTGATATCGCAGAGAGGGTCGCTTCTCAGGTCCGTAAGCGAATCACTGAAGGTTCCACCGACTTTAGTGGCCTCTCCTTCGGCTATGACAGCCAATTCGCCGACGCGCTAGTCAAGGACGGTATTGCGGACGCCCCCAACACTAAAGCAACCGTCTATGCACTGGCTGCTGCAGTGCTGGAAGAAGCATTTGGCTGGGTGAAGGACATGGACGATGTCGCACTGAAGGTATACCTGAATGCTGTCTTCTCTAACTGCCTATCGGCGGAGCTTGAGGAAGACTAATGGCTGAACCAAAGAAGCATGAGTGGCGGTGCATGTTCTGCCCGCGCCGACCACTGCTGGCCATCTATGGCCTCGACGCCGACCGACGGCTCTACGTCCATGTGAAGATCGAGCGACAGGGCCGTACCGTAACCGAGTCGGTGCACAAGGGTGGCTCGATCAGCATCAAATGTCGCGACTGCTACCGGTGGCAGGATATCGTCATCAGCGGAGATCGTGCAGTCATGGAGGAAGTCGATATCCCGGACGAACTGCGAATTGGCGCACCGAGCGTCCCTTCCGGTAGGTGAGGTGATTGGCGTAGGGTATGCCCTATGACCACTGCTTTGCTGACTGCTCCGGCGCGGTCCCTCCTCTACGTGATGGATGGACTTGCGACCAGCTTTGGCAAGCAGTACGCTGGCAGTAAGGGTGGCACGGTTTTCACTGATATTCCGGTCTTCCGGACCGGCACATTCCGTGACAGTTCCGGAATGCAGTCGACGTGGGAGCAGTTCCATCTCGATCAGATGATGTCGAACAACAGCTTCCTCGCCAGCAAGAATATTCTGCCTGCGGCGCCGGTGCGCGACGGCCACAAGACCTGGCTTGTCGGCAACGTGCAGGGGCGCGGCAACGTTGTCGGCTGGACGCAGAGCATGAAGACCCAGCAGATGCAGTCGCCGGTCGACGGTCAGGAATACAGTTACTTGCTGGCTGACGTCGAGATCACAGAGCCGTACGCGCAGCAGGCGCTGGCTAATGGTACCTGGCGTAATCGGTCTTCGGAGATCATCCAGTACACAACCAACAATGAGACTGAGTTGTGGCCGGTTTTTGGCGGCTACGCTTACGTCGACATGCCCGCGGTTGAGGGGCTAAACTTCGGACTACATCAAGCCGGTGGTGGAGTTGCCCTAGGTACTCGGGTGATTTTCGATCTCGGCGCTTCGATCAGGGAGATCAACGTGCAGCCAACCCAGCAGGCCGCAGGGGTTCAGCAGGGTCAGCCTGCCCTCTTGGCCCTTCCCGTCCTTCCTCAGGCCGCTCCGCCGGTAGCTCCGACAATGCAGCTTGGCCCGCAGTTCCCGCAGTTCGGGCAGCCACAGACGCAGCCTCAGCAGCAGGCGAACCCATTCGCGCAGCAGCAGTCGACACCGCAGCCGTTCGCGCAGCCGTCGGCCCCGCAGCAGCTCGTCTTCATGTGCAACGGCCAGCAGGTCACCGACCCCGGCCAGGTGCAGGGCTACATCAACGCCTTCGAGGCGTCGATCAAGGAACTTCGCGACACGAACCGCAAGGAGTTCGTGAAGGGCCTCGTGATCGCCAACAAGATCCTTGCGCCGCAGCAGCCGGAGTACGAGGCATTCGCCCTCGCCCTCGACGACGCGCAGTACGCGGCCTGGACGCAGCAGTTCGGCCTGCCGAACCCGCTGCTCGCCAACCACGGCGGCGGTGTCACCAACCCTGCGAACGGCGCACAGCCGAATCCGCAGTCGACCGAGTTGGAGACGGCTCGTCAGATCGTTCGTATCCACGAGCGGTCCGGCCAGATCCCGACGATGTACTGTAACACGCCGTCCTACCAGAAGCTGGTCGCGGCTGGCGAGCGGCCGGCCCTCAAGGTCTGACGCACTCCGCCCGGCACTGACGTTCTTCAGTAAGTAAAGACCGAGAGGACCAGATATGCCCAGCTTCACCAAGGGCGGCGCGCTCCAGACTCCGTTCGGTGTCAACCGGTACCTCCGGTCCACGGTCGGTGTAAAGAAGACGTCGTACTCAGTCGCCAAGAACTCTGTCCCCGGCGTCGTCATCGCTGACGGCTCCACCCAGAAGATCCTGCAGCCCGGCACGGTGAT